TCTAAAAGGGGAATACCAGCTACAGCAAAATCTCGTAATTCTCTGCCAGTTAGTCTACCTTGTGCTTGTACCTGCCCCAAGTTGAGAATTAATCTCTGCAGTCCTTCTTGACCAAGACCCAAACCAGAAGCAACATCACCTACATTCTTCAATACAGGGAGAACATCTTCTGCTTCGAAACCCACTGCCAGTAACTGTCTTGCACTTCTTTCTATTCCTGTTAATGTAAAAGGAGTTTTTCTTGCGAATTCTGCTAATTCTTTCAAGAATTTCTGAGCTTCTTCACCTGAACCTAACATTGTTGTAAATGCTATTTGAGTCTGTTCAAAATCAGCTGCAATTTTAAGTGAAGATACTCCTAGGGCTGTCATAGACGCACCTAGAGCAACAATAGAAGCCGCGCCTGCGGTAGCTACACCCTTTAATATGTTCATTCCAGTACTTGCTTTACCGAAAGTTCCACTAAACTTATCGATTGCTCTTATTGTAATAGAAACCGTTGCTCCTCCAGCTATTCCGCCCACTAATCCTCCTAAGACTGCGTTTACCATTTTCTCCTTGACCTATTTTTCATTTTTTGAGATTCCTTCTTTATTTCCCGATTGTGTCTTACTATATACGCAACAACCTGGTTATAATCAATAAGACTCAATCTACGGACATCTTCAAGAGTCCACCCAAAGAACTTACATATGCCTAATTCTGCTTTTCTCCGGTTGAACTCTGTTGAAAATCCTCTAGTTTGTTTAACTTATTGACTTCTCTTTGAAGTGCTATACCGTCAGAAATACTCAGTTTAGAAATTTCATCTGAAGTTAAATTGGTTGCAAATTCCATCATCTTAACGACCGCCGCCTTTAGATCTTTCTGTCGTATATCTTCTATTTCTAAAGCATTCATATAAGTGATTTCTTTTATTTCAATTTCTTTGTCTCCAATTTTTATAATTTCCATTTAAACTTTTGCATATTCTGACAGTGAAGCTCCACTAGTCCATTCAATCGCACTCAAAGATTCTGGTCTTATAATAACTTCACCATCTGTTGCTCCTTCATTTGCGCTTGGATTAGTCATAGATATAATCTTACAACCACTCATTACGAATTGAATGTGCTGGCTTCCAGTTGTGTCTGCGTTTAGATCCCAAGACGAATTAAATGCTAGATTACTCTTAAAGTGTTTGTCATAGAAATTCGCTGCCAACGTCCCTTCTACATCCCATCCGACAGTTAATGTATAATCTCTATTTCCGAGTATTGGAACTGCTACATCTCTGCTTCCAGTTACGTAATGTGGCGCGTCTAAGTTTTGATTTATCTCTAAACTTACATCCCTCGCCGTGTTTACTTCACTTCCCGCGATGGTAACGATACTATCGCTCCACAAATAAGATCTCGGTGTTGTTTTCTCTACTAATGCCGTAGTAGCTCCTGAACTATATACTAGTGTTTGTCCAATATAACCATACTCAACGCTAACTTTCTCACCTTGTGTCGCTGAGACTGTTACAGTATTTGGAATTATTCCGTTAATCGTTCTAACGAAGTTTCTACCAGTGCCTACAGATTGTTTGGAATCTTCAAGAGTCCATGATTTAGGTGGATTTAATGTTCCGCTTGTATGGACATTTTGTCTAACGTCTGTGTTTACTTCTGCTCCTCTATGAAATGATGTGGTAGTCCCAGACGTATCTGCAACTGACCCAATAGCCCATAAGACTAATCTCATGTCTTGAGGATGATAAGTAATTGTCCCCGTAACATCCCTTGGCCCCTGGTCCATTGTATCGAAGTTTCTAGTTGCTGTGCCTAAGAATCTTGTCTCAATTAGGTTCTCTGCGTCATCAATCGAATTATCTGTTACTTGACCAGGCCAAATACCGGGTCCCGATGCTTGTGCATAAGTTCCACTCTCTATTTGAACTAAGACTTTATTTTGATCTGCTAAAAATCTTGCCATGTATACCTCCTTTTTGTTTTTTGATCATTAATTGAAAAAAGTATACTGAATCTCGCAAATACGAGACTTTGGTTTACCTTTACCCTCCTCATCTACTTCCACAGCACTTATTGCATTAAAGTCATGTAGGTTGTTTGCTATACTTCCTGTGCTTGCTGTAAATTGAATTGTTCGTAGTCTGTCTAGAACTGCTTGATATATTTCGTCTTTCTCTTTTTGATTTCTAGCCCATACTCTTACTTCAATAGTGAAATTATAATCCATTAACGTACTTTGCATGCCTGCTCTAAGCGCTTCTACATTAGTTATTCTAATTGTAACTATCGGGTATTGGACTTGTCTTTGAGGATAAGATGTCATTATAAATTTAGAATTAGACGCTCTAGAACCAGAAATTGGATCTGTTATTTGTCCATCTAGATCATCCTTCAAAAAGAAGAGTACATCTCTCATTATAGTAGCGGAAGAAACACTCACAATTGCCACCCTCCATCCCAGCGATTATAGAACTTCCCATCCTCTCTTCTACCCCACCCGTGTAATTTAGCATGTTCTGACTGATTTTTAAGAACCTGTAAATTGCTTATCGTGTTATTAGAATGATTTCCGTCTATATGATGAATGACTCCTGAGGTGATACCTAATCTTTTTCTATTACGTTTAAGAATTGCGGCATCACTCTTTCCAGTTCCAGAATTCCACGGACTTTTATTTAATCTGAGTTTATTACCCATCATTCTTTTACTTGCTTCTTCTTTCCATTCCTTAGAATGTTTATATCCTAACGCTCTTTTACTTGGATACTTCCCCAAAAAATGAATATTAGCAGGAATCTGTCCTTTATGAGAATTAGAAGATTTATCCTTTATTTCTCTAGCTTTATCTTCTCCATATATCTGTGTGTATGTTAATCCTTTTCTTAAGGTTCTTCTATCTATCTTTACGGCCATCGTTTTAGTCTAAGCTCGCTTGCTTAGTATTGTTCCTAGGTTGAGTTTTTTTAAATAAGTTGATTAAACAGTTATATACTTTTCATTTCTTTATTTAATATCTTCTGAATCTTTTGTTTATTGCGATCTTTACTATTTCTAAAGTGTCTTCTTGCTGCACGAGAACTAGACCCAAATTCTAATACTTTAGCATAGGGAACTTTCGTGAACACTACTCCTTCTTTTTTGCTAAGTATTTGAGTATCAACACTATTCAAGAACCTCCCAGTGTCTACACTTCTTGATTCTGCTCTTCTTCCAGCAATTGATTGTTTCACTTCTCCTTGTAGAAAGATAGTTGCGTTTTTTAATCCTTGAGGAATTAACTTATCTTCTACCTTATTCTTCTTCCCATTTAGGAACCTAGTTGCTCTGGCTACACCAATGATCTTTACACTAACTGTCATTGTCCTATGAGCGAACCAAGCGGAAGTCTAGATAAAAAGACTTTCTTATAGATTCTAGTTGCCTCCACTTGTGGTGCGATTGTGCCATCTGGGATTGTAGTATAGACTTCTTCAGGAGGGCTTCCTATTCCAATTGTAACTAATCTCTCTGACCCAGTAATTAAAAGACTACCATTAACAAATAATTTAATATCTTGATTAGTTAGTTTCCCTTGTTCTACTAACACAGAATCATGGCTTCCTCTAGTTGCGTTGATTGGTAAGACTATTCCAGAAGTCCAAATATCAATACCTACTTGGGTTAAAGTAACATCATCATCCCACACTGAACCAAAGGAAGTAGAAAAGTGTTTTACATGGATTGGAGTTCCAGCTAAGCTTAATAGTCTTTGAAATCCACCTTGTAATCTATCTTTGACACTCATGCTATGCTTCTAGCGAATTGGACGCCCCGTCCTATCGTCTTGAGCTTCATTTCTGCCATTAGCCTATACTGATCTCCAGTCATAGCCTCTTCGCCTTGTCCTATGCTTAAATCGGATAGTTTCAGTTGATCCCCGCCTGCTCCTGCATTACTTAAATCTACGGCGTCAGCTTTAGAGAAATCAGTAATCGCAGGTTGAAACTTCTCATCAATAGAGTTAGATCCTATGCTTTGACCAGTAAAATTAGCCACGTGT